AACGGATTTATACAATTGGTCACAAGATTCTTCAGTAAGGGCTAAACCCTTGTTAACTAAGTCTAAGAGAATAGAGGGAATACCCTTTAAGCTCTTAAGACCTACTAACAAGTTCTTAGCTCCTATGGCTGAAACTTCTCCATCAAAAGTTATAATCCTCTTAGCAAATTCAAAAGAATTTGTAGAGACTAAAGACTTAGATAGATTAATTTCAACTCCGAGTACATTGACTAAAAGAGCATGATAGCTTCTTGCAACAGATTCGTTAGCAATAACTATATCATCTCCTAGTAGCGCATAATGACTAAAATTGTTGATACCAACTCTAATAGCCGCTATACGTACTAAGGTATGATGAGTAAGGGCTAACATAGCCCAAGAACTCAATGCTCCCATAGGTTGCCCAACAGCATATTTTAAAGGTTTACCTTTATAATACCAGTCTCTAGCAATAAGTAAACTAGCTCATTGCTTAGAGGCTTCAGGTCCAATCAATCGGTCCAAGACCTGTTGTTGAACCTTAATTGGTAACCTATCAGTCGCTGCACTTAAGTCATAGGAATAGATAGTTGCACCATCTAATAAACCTTCTTTATGAAGTTCTAATAGATGTCTAACGGGTCTGTCTTGATCAAAGGTTCCATCCATAGGAAGAGAATCTAAGATCTTGAAGATCCCATCAGATAACGGTTTAAATACTGATTGAGTAATTGAATCCGTTATTGCAAATATTCTAACCTTACCCGCCGCTTCTAATTTCTCGCTTAACCTTCCTAAAATGAAAGTATTATCTGAACGGGGAAGACCCTTGTTCAAATACTCGATTTCAGAATCGATTAAGCTTAAGAACTCTTTTCCACCAGGAACCTCGAGACAGTATGTCCTAAGAGAACCAAATAGAGAAGAACCCTTTCATGCTCAGATATCTTTTCAGATACCTAACATGGAGATTTTAGAATTCGGACCAGCGGTACCGAGAAAAGAAATAGAAATGGGTTGAAGTTTAAGTTTATTAAAACCGAAAAGTTCTCCACTTCCAACTCGAATCTCGTAATCAGATAAGGACTCACTTAAACCAGTAAATGGTTTAGTAATAGTCTCTAATTTGACCTTACCGGGTATATTAATAACTCGGTAAACCGCAAAGACTGAAAGAATCGCCCTAAATACTACCAAATCTCGAGACCTTAGTTGGAGTCTCAACGATCCTGGTATTATTGAAGGCAATCCTCCGCTCAAGGAAATCGGAATATTAGTAACTAATATAGGATTTCCACTTATATATGCTTGTACAATTCTAGTAGCTTCTTTAGTGTACTGGACTACGAAAGTAGAACCATTACACCTTCAGAGGTGAAGAATTCTAGTACCTAGGTACATATAAGGAGCTTTAGGGACTTGCAAGGCTCACACAATAAGACGAATTCAGGGAAGGAACATTCTTTTAGATATGTATCCTACTGATTCGATTCTCTTTGAAAGAGTGCTTTTGTTTTCTAAGTTAAATTGTGTTTTCATCATAGTTTAATTATATATTAATTCTTAATAATAAACCCTGATGTCAGCATAATTGCTCGAAAACAAATATACTTCCAAGACCTCTCTAGATAAGACAGTTTATTCTTCTTATCTTTGCGACTTCAATGGTATACCATTAGATCACGCAGAGGGGGGAATAGGCCTATAGTATAAGCAATCCCTTAACCAAACCAAAACCGCCCTGTTCGGAATAACAGGAAGGCTTCGGCCTGGATATGAGATCAC